AATTTTACCTTGTCTAATACACATTGGTTCTTTATTGAAATATGTGCTTACTATTTCTGAATGACTAAGGTCACCAACAAATGTACAACCATCACGGAAGAATATTCGTTCTTCTTCGCCTTTCCATACACAATGAGCTGCAATATTAAAACTTCTCATAATATCAGCAGTCGGTCTCTTTATGTATTGAACTGGTTCAGCACCCTTCAATATATCAAAGTAATCAGGTCCTGCCCAATATGCACCAACACAAACACCCAAATAGGCTCCACCATTTTCCACAAATTCTGCTACAGCATTTGCATTTTTTCTTGGGAACATATGGAAGTAATCGTCTGCACCCCCAATCGCACCACCAGGAAATATTAGCATATCTACACCAGAAAATGTTTCAGCCTTACATTCTTCTTTTCTGAAAATTTTAATATTATAATGTGGAGATAGCACATGAAGAAAACCATCACTCATTGATATTGCACTTTTGGTTCGGTCATCTTGAAATAAAGCTATAGTTTTCATACTAATAATTTTCTCTTTCTCAAAATCATACCAACATATGTTCCACAAAATGCACCCACGCCTGCTGGTATTAATAACCAATAGTTGGTGGTGTAATTTATGACTGCTACGCAAGCGATTACGAATACAACTACTGCCCAAAAACTAGCCTTAATTGTTTGTTCTTCTTGTACTGCCTTTAAATAATAAGTATAAAATATATCTGTAAAAAACACAGCAAAAAAAGTCACAACATAATCTATCATAATTATCTTTTAGCCTTCACAAGCTAAACATACATCATCACTTGATGCCATTTGTTTTAGGTCAATTTCATCAATCACCTGACGTTCAATCTTTTTAGATACTTTATCTGCCTTTGCTAGTTTCTCAGAACGGCAGTAGTATAGTGTTTTTAGTCCTGCTTTCCATGCCATAAAATGAACAGCATGGAGATATTTCACATTTACATCTGGTCTAAAGAATAGGTTAACGGATTGCGCTTGGTCAATGTAATGTTGTCTGTCAGCTGCGTGTTCCACAACCCATCGCTGGTCAATTTCCATAGACGTTTTGAATACATCTTTGGTCCAGTCATCCAAAAACTCCAAGTGCTGAACCGATCCATCGTTTGCAATGATACTTGACCAGATTTCTTGGTAGTCCAAAGATTTGTCTGCATCACATTTCTCCTTGATGATTTTATCCAAATAACGATTCTTGTTTAAGAAAGCACCACTCAATGTATCTTGGCGATATGCATTTGCACGATACGGTTCAATAGATGGACTTGTGTTACCCATAAGAATAGAGCTAGATGCATTTGGTGCAATAGCCATCACATGAGCAAATCTACGACCAGTACCTTCACAATCAGGTGGTGAACCACGTTCTGAACCAAGTTCTAAGTTTGCTTTTTCCAATCCTTGATTGATATGTTGGAAGATTTGTTTGTTTCTTCCAACCGCCATCGCTGACTCCCAAGGAAAGTTATGACGTTGTAAGTAAGCGTGAAACCCAAGAGCTCCAATGCCAATGCTTCTCTCACGTTGAGCAGAATATTTTGCTCTGGAAATAGTGTCTGGTGCATTATCAATAAAATACTGCAACACATTATCAAGCATTTCTGCTACATCTTTAAGGAATAATTCATTATTTTTCCAATCGTCATAATATTCCAAATTTAAACTAGACAGGCAGCATACAGCTGTACGTTCTTTGTCGGTTGGTAAAATAATCTCTGAACACAAATTTGATTGGCGAATTTTCAAACCAAGTTTCTTTTGGAACTCAGGCATCGCACGATTACTTGTATCAATAAAGTGTAAATATGGTTCACCAGTTTGCATACGCATTTCTAAAATACGTTGCCATAATTCTCTTGCAGGTATGGTGTCTTTCACCTCACCGTTGTGAGGGTCTTTTAACTGCCATGTATCATCAAATTCAGGGTCAAGCATACACTTTTCAATGATGTGCATGAAGTCATCGGTGATATTAATACCATGATGTAGGTTCAATGTACGCATGTTGGGGTCACCAGTTGGTTTTCTCATCTCCAAAAAGATAAGAATATCTGGATGACTAATATCAAGATAAGCGGCATAAGAACCACGGCGAGTACGACCCTGACGGTATGCGAGGCTTGATGCATCATAAGTACGCAAATGAGGCATGACACCAACAGACTTATCATCGGTACTACGAATTCCAATTCCAATTCCAACTCCGCCTCCTAACATTGATAACCAGTTTACTTCCGCCAAGCAATCAACAAGACCTTCTGCACTATCATCGAGATAAGGTAAGAAGCATGAAATAGGAAGGCCACGCTTAGAACGCCCAAAACTAAGAATGGGAGTAGAATAAGAAAGCCAATGTCTGCTAGAATAATCATATAGTCTTTGCGAATGTTCTTGATTAGAACCAAAAGCTTTCGATACATAGGCGAATCTCTCCTGTGGTGATACTTCTTCTTCTTTCATGTAAGATTCTTTAAGGCGCATTTTGCCTAAATCATCAAACAAATTGTCCCGAGAATAGTCGACCTTAATACCGTGAACGATATCTTCCATTAATTGCTCCAATTTTATTATTATTCTGTGATAAACTCATTCGCCATTGGAAATACTTTGGCGATTACTTTTGCACATTGTAGTGCAATCTCTCTGTGTTCTTTTTGTGTGCCGTTTGCTGAGCGGAGTTGTATATAGTGAATCCAAGAACGCAAGGTTCCATTCATATACAACCGTGAAACTGTTAGGCCTTCAGGTAGAACAGCACGAGCCTGTTCTTTTGCAATACCATTTTTGATAGCCCATTCATACTCCTGCTTGACTGAAAACAATACACGTTTCTGAGCACGTTCCCATTCAATCGCTAGCAGTTTTTGCGTTTCATCATTCATATCAAATTCAACAGAATTTTGGCGATTCTTTGTATCCTGAAATCTTGCTTCACGCAATACAAATGCATCATCTAATTCTGCCGTTGGGTCAGCGTAGCGTTGTGAAAACTCCTGAAAACTAAACGAACGGTGACGTAAAATTTGACGAGCAATATCTCTTGTCGTTTCAATTTCCAAGCACATACTCACCATCTCCAAAGGAGACCAATGTTGGTTTTTAACCAAATATCTAATTAACTTCTCTGCGGTATCTTTATTGTTTTGATTTGCGGGATTTGATACCCGAGCACAAAACGCCACCAGCTCAGTCATATTCTCTGCAAAATAACTCTCAGGTTGTGAATAACTAATCAATTCTATCTTCATAATTTCTTCCAAAAAACATATTTGGCCTGTGCTTGCAGACCATTGAATGTGTTACTACTTATAATATTCTCAATTTCGTCCGGTGATATGCCAGACATGACCATTTCATTAATATCTTTTGCTGCAATATTGTCTGGCCAAATAACAACATCGTAACCCATCTTAATTGAGTCAGCCATCAACTTGACAATTTCTTTATTTCTAGGTTCATTATCAAATATCAATACTTTATTTTCATTCTCAAATAATTTGGCAGTTTGAATCAACGCACTATCACCACTGGCAATACAGTTTGATAGGAACATAGAATCAATAGGACCCTCAACAATCTTAATAAGTTTGTTAGTGTCTACTTTGTCCACGCCATAAATTAATTTGTCCTGCGTTTCTTTCGTTCGCAAGGTAACATATCTTAATTTATAGTCGGAGTTTTCGAGGGCACGACCAGAGATACCAATGAGCTCATTATACTTATCATAGAAAGGAATTACAAGCCTTTTATCGGCAGTTAATTCTTTTTCATGGTTAGGCATAACTTCATCACAGAATTTTTTAAAGTTATCTGTGTATAGAAGTTTGTCATAGAAGTTTTTTGGTAGTTGGCGTTTCTCTGCATAGGTTAGACAAAAATGTCCACTCGGCAGTTTGCTGAGCCATTCGGCGTTTTCGAAGACTTTTTGTTTTTCGAGTTTGTCGAACCTTGGTGAAGGTATGTCGAAAGCTGGGTCTTTGAAATTGGAGAAACCGGATTCACCCGATTTGTATCGTTCAAGCACGTACTCTTTATGTAGTGCTGGGTCGACATGTTTGATGAGATTACCAAGATTAGTACCTACCCCACAGTTATGGCAGTTATAGAAAAGATTTGTGCCTTTTTGAAACACATACCCACGAGCCTTACTTAGGTTCTTCTTACTGTCACCACAAATTGGGCAGGAGAAGTTCCATAGGTAATCTTTCTTCTGCTTGAAGTTACGCAAGCGAGAAGAAATTAACCTGATATATTTGGATTCGATTGAGATTGACATAGAATCATAATATAACACAACCTAAAGAGGTTGTCAATCTCAATTAAAAAGTTTGCCTAACATTCCTAAATCAACGTGTGAGAATAACCAGGCAAGAACAAGAATACCACCCGCAGCCATCCACTTCCATTCCAAAATCTTCTTCAACTCATTATCTTCTTTTCTATTATGTTCTGCAATGTCTTCACGCAAGGATTTAATTTCGTCCATGATGCGGCGCTCGGTCAACTCTAACTTGTCGGATAAGTTTCTATCGACCGTTGTGATTCTGGAATGTAATTCTTTGATATCGGCCACAGTATCTTGCTTTCTTTTGTCCATGTCATTATATATCTGATTAACCATTTGGTCGTGGTTATCCACCAGTCTGTCAATGACTTTATCCATTTTATCACAAAGCTGGGTGATGGTGGCGACCTGTGTTTTAAGGACGCCAACATCAACCTTCATATCAATAAAATCGCTGTCCTGTGAAGACATTATTTCTTTTCTGGCAACTTGGTGCCTTCAAGTTTCTTGTGAGATTTCATTTCTTTACAGGTTTGCTTTACTTTTCCTGTTTTTGGATCCTTAACAGGTTTACCCTCTTTATCTTTTACATCAACGCAAACTGTAACAGTTTCTTTCTTTTCTTGTGCTTGAACTGGTAGAATAAAGCCGAGTGCAATGATTGCTGAAATTAAAATATTTTTCATGGAATTTCCTTTTTGGTATCTTTGTTTAATGGTGCAAATTTTTCAGATGCTGTCACGCCTAATCCAACCATAGCCAAATATATCATGCTATCAAACATAAATTGTTTTACTTCAAAACCCCAAAATAAGTTTGCAACAAACGCAACGGCACATAGCAAAAAAGATAGAAATGTAACTACTCTTTTGCTACTGAGCGTGCCGTTGTGGCTATCGTTTAATAGACCGTTTATCACAATAATTGTTGTGGTGGTTGAACTGGTGCTGGTTTACCACCAAATCCTGTGACAACTTGTGGTGCAAAATCTGCCGCAGCAGGCCCTCCACTTATTGTACTTGATGATCCAGATGATACTGTCGGCGCAACAGTAGCAGAAAGTAAAGAAGCACTATTTTTTGCAGCAGAGTCAGCATTAGATGCGGCCTGTTTTTGTGCTGCTAGCATTGCTTCTTGGTCTTCTTTTTTAGCACCTGCAAGCATAATACCTGATAGAGTACCAGTTAAAAATGTTGCAATAGGAATAATTAACTCAAAGAATTTTTGGTCAATTGGTGATATTGCGTTTAATGGCTGTGTAACAAAAATTATTGAGTACAAAACGACAAAAACAATTCCTGTTAGTGTTAATGCAAGACAAACACCAATGAAGAATTTCAGTCGAGCCATCAACTGTTCTTCGGTGTAAATGAATGTATCTTTATTTTCCACAATTTGCTCCTTGTACAGGTGTTGGGCATGCTGCAGGCGCTGTGCTTTGCATCATAGGTTCAGTTCTGGTTGGCGGTGGTCCTAATCTTGGATCACGTTGGCCTTTAAAAATATGTTCTGGACATGTTCTACTTACATCACACTTTGGCATTTTACAAAAATCTTTTTCCCAATTATCAGGGTCCTGACATGGATATCTAAATCTGTCACCCCCAAAAATTGCAAGACCCAATGGCAAAAGTATTAACACCAATAATGATAAAAATAATTTTCTATCATTCAACATCTTACGCTCCTAAAACATGTAGTGCGTGTTCATAATGTTTAATTCGGTCATCAAGTCCAATGGTACCACCATTGATACGCTTTGTTAATGTTACGATATCACCTTTATCCGCCCATTGATTCAACTTGTTCGTTTCCCAGAACCAACAAGCAGACTGAGCTGCACCTTCAAAGGTTTGTGTATATTCAGCCGCTTCTTCGACAGAAATTCCAAGTGAACCAGCAAAGAATGTGTAATTGTCTTTACCAGTCAATTGAATGAGTCCACGTCCACGATAACGAAAACCATCGCCTGACGCTTCATCACCGTTACCCATGCGGCTTGCATAGATTCGGTTTGCAATTGCTTCTTGTTTGTTTGGACGACTGCAATATTGATTCGCAAGTTCATCTGTTGGAAAATATTTACCAAACAACTTACGCAATGTTGCAGGTTTATAGTTTAGATTTTCTTGTAATGCAGTAAAACCACCTGATTCGTGAGCGCATTGTGCGATAAATGCAGCAATTCTTTGTGCTGTGTTTATTTCATAATCAGGCAATAATTGTGCCAATGCGTTGTGCCATTGGTCAACATAGGGGTTTTTTGGAAGTAATTGTTTTAGTTGTTGTTTTGTAAGTTCCATTATTTGACACTCTCATAAATGTTTTTTTGAATTTCATACCATTCAATCCATGCATCATTTTTCACGGCGCACTCATAGTAACTTGTGTAGTTATTTGATATAGTTTTGGTTATATCACTTAACTTTGCATTATCTTTTATTTTTTCTAATTGAGGACATTTTTCTTTTGTGATAGATGGTGCCTCAGGAAATTTAGCCTTAACAGGCACGGTTGTAGAACAACCTGTCATCAATAATATAATTGCGGCCACCACAAAAAAGAAAATTATTGTTGGAAGTCTCATCATTTTGGTGGCTCCGATGCATCATTTATTGCTTTGACGAATTCTGTAGGTATCTCACATTGCCCGCCAGGAGCAAATTTTACATCATATTTAACTACTTCTCTGTCAACATACTTGATAACTTCTTCGCCTTTTACACGAACAACTTGTATTTTCTTAACTACCTTTTCAACAATCTTCACATTTTCTTTTGCTGATTTAGCCTCAGCTTCTGCAACTTTTGCTTCCATTTCTCTCACTCGAGCAAGCCATGCTTCTTCGTTTGAAATTGCACCAGACATATAGGTGCCAATTGCAATCAGAATAACAGAAGCAACTTGAATTGGTGTTCTGTAAACATAGACAAATGGAATAAATTTCATCACATATGTTGCTACAACACCTAATAGTCCAGCAAAGAACATTAGGTAAAAAATCCAATTAGGCAACCATTGTAGTATCCACATTATGGATTTTTCCTTCTCATAAAGGATACAAATGATGCAATCTTTTTCTTCTTATTGACGCCTGGTTCTCCCTGTGCGCCAACGCCAAGACCTGCGACTGCTGACCCATTACCAACCGCATTAGTTGGTGCATCTTCTTGTTTTACAGGTTCTGCATATTTGTCCCAATATGATGGACCATAGGCACATTCAGACCTAGTTTCCATCTTCTGACATTTAGGACAATATCTCATTTCTTGTTTCATTTTTTTCTTAATGCCTCTGCAATAGAATAATCAATCGGTATATCCGAAGAAATTATATCATAGCCTTTGATTCCTTTTACCCTATCAGGCATAATGTTGAGAAACAACAAATATGTTTTTAAGGCAGAATAGTCATCTTTAGCCATTTTAAAAAATAATATTCGTGATGCAACTTCGGGACCAAAAACATTGTAGATAACAACTAGGTGATTTAACACCAATTGTTCTCTCAATTCATTATACTTGCGATATCTTTTAAATAATCGTTTCAAGTAATTGAATCGTTTCATGTCCTCTTTAAATTCACTCATTATGCAGTTTGGTTTATCATAAGCCTTAACCGCATACATCATTATATTATCATTATTTAATTCATCAAACATTATTATTCTTCTTCGTCTTCTCCCTCATCCGATAAGATTTCGCTTAGACCTTCTTCATCAGTTAATTCAGCGTAAAAATCATAACGACCATCATCGGTGAGAGCGTAGATAATATAAAGGTAAGAACCATCAATTCCAAAAACCATTTCTTCACCCTCTGGATCAACATCGTAAAGCGCAGGCATATCCATATCGAACATACCTAACACTTTACGAATCTTTTGAATACCAGATTCTGGAGAAAGAATTGATTGTTGTAATTCGGTTTCCAATTGAGAATTGACTTCTTCCATAATGTCACCATTTAGAGAAGGCATATTTTCAATTTCTTGGTCAGAATTCATTTCTGCCAAATATTGTGCGAACCTCATTATGCGTCAGCGAAAGTTACGTCATCGTTAGCGATAGCGCCACCGTCACCAGTCATAGAACCCATTGCAACCAATGTTTCTACGTGAACACGGTTTGCACGGCCACCAGAACCAGTTGTCATTAGAACCCAACCAGCGTGACCGCCTTTTGGATTAGATGCAACGTTTTGTTCTGTTGTGTCTACACCGAACACACCGATGGTTTCGCCAGTAACAAAAGCACCAGCTGTTGTGTTTGCGTACATCAAGTTACTGTTAGCCTGAGTGTTAGTCAGATTAACTAATGAAGGTGCAAACTTTGGTACGCTTGTGTTTGCATCTGTATTTGACCATAAAGCCATGTTTTTTCTCCTAGTTTAGAATTTATTGCTTATTTATCACTCAAATTAATTATCTGATTTGACAACTGATGAACCTAATTCAGGTTCAGACTGGAAAGTTTCATCATTTTTCTTTTTAGCTTTCTTGAAAACTTCTTTCACAATATCACCTTTGCGAGATTCTTCCAGGCTTTCTTTAACAGGCATCTTTTCTGCTTGTTTTTTCAATGCTTGTCTTGCAAGATTTCTTGCAACTGACATTGGGCTATGTTTTGCACCGGATTTGTCTGTTACTGTGCCGGTTGTTTTCTTGTATGGACCGTCAAATGGTGGTTTGTTGGCATCATCAGCTTTCTTTTGACGAGCTTGAATAGACAAACTATATTTTGGTTCATCCATAGGTCTAAATGATTCTTTCATATGACCATATTTCTTTTTGTACCAGTCAGGCATGCCACTTGTTTTACGGAAATGTCTTACTGTTGCAGAATCATTTGCTTGGTCACGATACTTATTTTCAGCAGTAGTATTGTGACCTTTCATTGCTTCAGCAGCCTTGTGTGCATCTTTAGCAATATGAATCAATGCCTCATCAGACTTTTTGTGGTACTCATGTCCTTCTAATGGATGGCGTTGTGATGGACGACCTTCTTCAAGGTGTTCAACTTCTTCTTTGTTGTATTTCTTTTTCAAATACTTGTCAACTTTACGTGCATATTCATCTTTGACTTCTTCACTCATTTCAGAAGTCATATAATTTGCAACAGTTGAAATGTAATCTTCTGCTTTAGTAATCTTGGACTGAACCCACTCAGGAAGATTATCTGCATCGTCAATCATATCATGCATTTTTTGTGCATTAGCAATGATTGAGCGCAAATCAGATTTGGCCATATCACCTTCTTGGTCATACTCACCAATATCAAACTTATCTTTGACTTTTTCTTGCATAGCCATTTTCTTAGCGTGTTGTACTTGTTGATTCCATTCTTTTTCACCGACTGTATAATGTTCTTCATTGTCGGTTGAAAGGTGTGGTTTATCTCTAGGTTCACCTTTGGCGAACCGAATAGATTTAAATATTTCTGAAGGCTTTTTCATTATGCACTCTTTTTAGCTTGCTTTGTTGCAGTTGCATACATCACATTCTTTGCACGGTCACCGTAACGCTCTTTGAAACCTGCCATGCCTTTTTTCATAGACATAACAATTTCTTCACGTTTTTTCATTTCTGGTTCAGTCATTTTTTTTTCTTCAATGACTTCCACTTCTTCTTGCTTAACAGCATCGACTTTGCCTTTAGCAATGTCAGGATTCTTTTTTGCACCAGAAGCCTTTGCCTTAACGTCCTCTAATTCTGCTTTGTATTCATCATTTGTTGGTTCTTCTTTGACCAACATTTCAGATAAAGATTTTAGACCTTTCTCTTGGTAAAGATTTACCATTTCGGAGAATTTCTTTTGTTTCTTTTTCTTCTCTGCTTCAATTTTTTCTAAGTCTTTTTGACCTGGACCACGAACGCCTGCAAATGGGTCGGTTGGTTTCTCTGAACCACCGTAACGACCTGTCTTTGCATTGTGAACGAACTTACCATCTTTAGATTCATATTCTAAGATAGTTTCTTCTTGTTCTGATTCTTCCTTCTTTACTTCTTTACTGGCAGGAACTTGTCCTGACAAACCAGTTTTAGGATTGCTTACTGGTTTTAATGTGCTATGTTGACTTACTTTTGCTTGTGGTGCTTTGGAACCCAATTTACCGGCAGCTTCTTCAACTGTTTCAACTTCTTCCTTCTTTACTTCTTTTTTAGCACGAAGTTTCTTAAAGTCGTCAGCTGTTAGCTCGTCTTTCTCTGGTTCATGCACATCCAACTTTTGTTGGTTTGGGTGCAATTTTTCATTCATAACTTTCATTACCGCATCGGCAACTGAACGTGTAGTGTTTGTATCTGAGTACATAGGGTTTCTCCTGTTTTAATTAATTTTTTACTAATAAAAGGTCAAAGGCTGCAGTATAGCGACCATTATTACTTCTTGTTGTCAATCTTACATCAATATCTGATTTTTGTGATATTTCTGGTGGAAATGAAAATGGATAGGAATATTGGCCACCATCACCATCAACCTCAAAGGTGTGAGCAACTCTGAACGCTGATGTTCCACCAAATCTAATAAACATATTTCCTGTCGCATCAGCACCAGCTTGAGCTGATGCAGTACCTTGATACAAATATCCCGTATAATTTCTTGGTATGGTGTAAATTGCCATTAAAGTTTGACCGGAACCAGCAGTAATTAAAGCCACATCCGTTGCGCCATTTTTAATTGAAATTGTTCCAACATTAGTGTTTCCATTAAGACCCATGTAAGCACGGTGAACTCTTATAAAACTATTAGAACTAACATTGTTTGCTTGTGATACTAATGTTATTTCTTCTTCTAAGATATCATAGTTAGCATCCAAACCAACAACAACCACACTTGCGTTTACATCAGAGGCACTTGAACTGCTTACTGTAATTGTATTTGCTCCAGCACTCCAAGTCGACCAAGGATAAACTGTATCATTTTTATCCCATACTGTTCCAGTTTGACTTGTTGACATTGCAGGAACTGCGCCAAATTTATGAACAGGAATAACTCCCTTGACCATGCCACGGGAAATTTTAATTCTTTCATCTTCCAAATAAGCAATTTGTGCCATTTAGCAATTCCAACGGCGTAGTGCCTTGTTGATTGGAGAATCAGGGTCTCTTGCGTTTTCATCTTTAGTTAAACGTTTCTTCATGCCGCCCATACGAGCACAGAATGATGCACGGCGTGATTTTCTTTTTCCTGTTGGGTTCTTTTCTGTTACAGCAGTCTGTAACTTTGAACCTGGATTTTCACGGCGATATGCGTTAACTGCCTTCTGTGAAAGACCATCGGTTTTATCTTGTTTATTGATTTTGTTCCAATCTTCATTGAGTTGCTTCTCTTGTAGATACTTTGAAGCATCATCAACGATAGTAGATTCTGACTTCCATCCACCACCCATTGCTTTATATTTCTTTGCAGCCCAACCATTGGCATATGCGGATGGATAAACATCGAACTTAGCTTTTGCTTGTGCTTTTGCTTGTGCCCATTTTTCAGGACTTGTTGGTACATTTTTTTCGTCTAATTGTTCCATAGATTCGCTTATCTTTCCTTTACCAAAGTTAGATACGTTGATTGGTTTACCCTTGCGTTCTGGATTAGGGTCGTGTTTGCGTTTTGTTGCAACAGCAGAGGCTCTTTCTTTTTTAGTGAGTGATGCTCTCTTTTTGTTTGACATACATTTTGGCTTAGCTTCGCCTGGCTCTCTCGCACAAGGACCAATTGCTTCACCTTTACTATTGATTCTTTTCCAACCACCATCTGGATGGTCTTTATCAAACCAATTACGCAAATCTTCTTTCACGCAAGAACCTGGCGAGTAAGGCTTTTTACCTGGAACAGGTTTATGACCAGGCCAACATCTTTCTGCAATGAAGTCTTTTAATCTTTTCATTTTGGTCTCAGTTCAGGATACTTGGCATGCATTTGTTCTTTTGACAATTCATGCATGTCTTTCCACAGTTTTGCTTCTTTTTTTGTTTTAGTGGTTCTAATGTGACGGCCATTTTCATCATGTACATTATATTCAATATCAGCTGTTGTTCTACCACGATAACTTTCTTTTTTAGTTATTGTAGCTTTCTTTTCTTCAAAAATAAAAGACTTGAAAGATTTCATATGGCCTTCTTTGATTTAAATGAAGAAAGGTTGATACCCTTCTTCTTTAACTCATCTTCTTTTTGGTCACCAATAGATGCAGTTGTTTCATCGCCTTGCATTTCTTCTAGTGGTTTCTTAATCAACTTGGTCTTGGTTAAACCACGACTCATGTTTTCACCAGAACTAGCCATTGAAAGGCCAGTTTCTATGCCTTTGTCGATGCTTTCTTTGGTGGTCGTTTTTTGTTTGGACCTGATTTGTGAGAGGGTGATTTTGGTTTTGCCGGCGGTGTTACCTTGTTCGGAGCTTTTGGTGCCGATGCTTTCTGCGGCTGGGGTGGTGTTGTAGTTTCCACCTTCAAATCCTGTACTGGTTGTGTAGTCTCTGCTCTCTCTAAGAATTTTTCCGTTGCTGCTCGAGTTGCTCCATCCAATGGATGTTTCTCTGACGCTGGTTCTTTTGCTTTCATTCCCAAAAGACTCTTGAAAAATCGAATCATGTTCTATCTCCTCTTTAATTTTAATTACATAACCCTTAGGGTGTTTCATCACTTCACCGCCATTGATGTGCGCTTCTTTAGCAGCACCACGGCGCAGAAGGAATATTCTTGGTTTGCCAGATGTATCTCTTAGCAATTTCACTTTCTTTTCTTCAAAAATAGATTGAAGGTCATCATTGGTTACAACAAGTTCTTCTTGCTTTTCGCCAATGGCTTGAACTTTTTTACCTAATGTTAAACTTTCATTAGTGTCTGACAATTCAATTCCAGGATCAGTTTCTTCAACTTCTAAATTATATCCTTGAATTGAACTAATCATTGAATGTACTTCGTCTACTGTGTCACCTGTAATTGAAAGTGTTACAGATTCAGAAAGTAATCCACCAAATTGTTTTTCGAATTCTTCATTAACTTTTTTCTTCATTGAAGTTCCAGGCGCAGGAATATTTGGTTCTTTTGGTTGTTCTTGGTCAACTTCAACTAATCTATCATGTACTGAACGGTGTGTTACTTTTCCGTTTTTACCATATCTACCAAATCCATAATATTGTAATCCTAGTTTTCTCGCTTCTTCAGCTGAACCGGAATCTGGATGTGGTGTTTGTTCTGCACCATCTTTAGGAACAGGTAATGTATCTTTTTTCTGTAATTCCATTGCAACCCAAGCATCAGCTGTTTCGTTGCTTGGTGGTGTACCTGTGAATTCTTTAATGCGAGTAAATAGATTAAGCATTTCATCTTTTTTCTGCTTAACTACTTCAGGTGGTGCTTGGCGCAAATCTTCTGAGTTATCAAACTCCATGTATTTGTCGCCAAACATTTTTGCAAATTCTACTCGGCCTGCTTGAACACCATCCCACTTTTGTTTACGAATTTCTTCTGGTACAGTACGACCGCCACGTTGACCACGTTCGATGTTGCGTTGTTTAGATACTTCATCCTCTGTTTGAACCAATAACATAGAAGTATCGTAACCAACAGTTTCTAATCGTTCTTTAATCTTTTTAATCTTGTCTACGTCATCACCAGTACCATTGATGATTAGGCCATTGCGACCTAATAGTGCAAGGCGTTGACGTAACTCTGTCATGTTTTTTGCTTTACCACGGACAAAATCACGCTTTTCTTGTTCAGAGGCTGGCATTGTTTTATCAAGACCTTCTTTGTCCATCAAAAACTCTAATGCTTTATCTGAATTGATTTCTGTAAGGCCGTGACCTGCAAGTGTATTGTCTAGCACATAATCTTTGCCAGAGCCAGGACCACCTGCTAAGAATACTGCTTTGAAAATAGCCTTGTCATGCACACCTTCAATTAATAGTTCATTGAAAGATTCATTTAAATCAAATTCTTCATTTAAACCACCCAAGTATTTGTTCAATAACTCTTTTACTTTAACTGGTTTATTGGCTTTTGGATATAAATCTTTAACTATTTCTTTACGACCTTTATCATCGGCCTTTGAGTACATGGAACGAACTTGGCTACCTGAATAAACTTCTTGGCCATTAACTTTGAAAACATGTTTCTTCGTTACGTAGATGTAACCATGCCCACCTTCTGGATTAAAAGGTTTGCAATCTCTCAATGATTTGAATGGTTGATAATATGCTGGTGAACCATCTTTTTTAGTGTAGTTCACAGGGTCACGTTCACTACGAACCAAAATAAGAATATCTTTCTTTGGATTGTAGTGTTTTAGAATTTCTGTAGGATTTACAGGTTGAGAAACCTGAACGAAATTATCCTTGACACCAGCTTGTTGTGCCAAGAATTGTTTATCTTTGAATGGGATTGGTCGATTTTTTGTGTCGTTACTGGCAGCAACATAAAAATCAGCTGAGGGGAAAGCATTTTTTGCTTGCTCATAACTGCTCATGTGACCAGCATGAAATGGTTGGAAGCCACCGCCGTAAACAACGATTACTTTTTGACGAGTTGTAGCTTCTTGTATAAAGTCTCTAAATTTCATTCTCTCCGCCTCTGCAGCAGTTAATGTTCTATTTAGTTATTTATTCAGCTACAATGAAAGCATTTCCGTGTGGATGGTTGCCAGTCCAGTTTTCTTTAAGGTGACCAAATTCATAGTCAAAGTATTTGATTTTGAAACCAGCTTCAACTAAAGTGGTCAACCACCATTCTTCTGGTTCACGTACCACATGGGTAACATCCATCTCATATTCACGGATGCGGTATCTTTTGCCGTCTCCTAACGGTACAGCTACAAATAGAGTTTTACAACGGCGGCGCAACTCATGTAGTACAGAAGGGATTACGTCTTTTGGAATGTGTTCCAACACATCCTTTGCGATGATAAGGTCCCAACCACCAGTCAGTTGTTCGGTGCTCTCAATCACTTGTAGGTAATCTTTGACCTTTGGGTGACAATTTTGCACGGCATACTCAGACACATCGGCACCATACGCTTCTTTACCTAAAAGCCTTAGTGCATGAACCATGAAACCTTTGGCACAACCATAATCCAATACTGTATCAAATTTGATATTGTTAATGATTGAAGATGCCTCACGAATGGTGCGTTCAGGCATCCATCGGTAGTTTTCATAAGCACTTACACGATGGCGAACACCATCTTCGAAATACTTTTCATCAAATACATTTTTAAGCGAACTCATTATGGCGGGTCTCCGTTACAATATCATCAATCAATTCATTTTGAATAGAATACTTACAGAAAGAACAATTATGGTGTCTACGTGTCACATCAGGCCCACCAACTTGTGAGTTATAAAAATCTGTAATACCATCAATGTCACAAATTTTAAATTCTTCATTCACTTGATAGTTATTTTCTGGTGCCAACTCGGCAGAAGGACAAACATATACATTACCATCTGTAAACACACAAGGTTTAACCATGTGCATATAACAGTTGTCGTTACGGCGTTCACCTTTAAAGTTAAAGTCTGACAAGAAAGCATACTTCAACTTGCCATGTTTTTCTTCGTGTTGTGCAATCAATACACGAATACGGTCAATATCTTGTTTAACCAATTCAACAGCCTTAATCGCATTGAAAGCAATACGACATGGGATTTTCTTTTCTTCAACCCATGCCAACATCTTCATAAAGTTTTCTTCTTTATAACTGTTGGATGCCAATCGTTTGGCCTTTGAATCTAACCACTCACCTGTAATATTTGGATTTGTAGATGTTTCAGTTGCACCATCCCAAACATAGGCTGCGGAGATTTCAATATCTAAACCTTCGAACACTTCAAGGTGATATTCATATGGTTCTTTTTCATCCCAAGAATACATGCCAAGGCGAACCCATGACAACATATGCCAGTTCTTAATCTTCTTCAAGCGTGAACCATTGGTACAAATACCAATCTTCAAACCTTTACTGTTTGCGTATGCGATAACTTCATCTAGTTTTGGATGTAGTGTTGGTTCTCCACCGCCTGTAAACTCCATACCTAGAACACCTAATGCAGCAAACTGGTCAATTGCAGATTTCATCTGTTTGACAGTCAGCATTTCTTTCATTGAACGGTTGGCAAAGCAACAGAATGAACAGGTCAAGTTACATGGGTTTGCAGGTGACATGTGAAACATAACTGGTTTCGGTCTGCCACCTTTTTGAATGATTTCTAATCGGTCAAGGTGCTTCAACAACTTGGTTGCGTTACTTGTGTAACTGCGACCTTGCACTTTCTCGGTTGCTTCTGCAACCGGTTTCTTCTTCATAATTTTACTTGCATCAATTTTCTGCATTTTATACCTTCAATGTAAATTCATATTCTATTTGTGGTTCTCTGTACGGGCCAACGTCTTCGCCATATACATCTTTCATAAAGTTTGGATAAACTTCATTTAAAATCTTTTCCATCTCTGCATGTGCTGCTGATTTATCATAGTAACTAGGTTTACCTGGATGATACATTGAAACTTCGTGTATCACACCACATTTTTCTTTCATAATAGAAGACATAATCAGGTCAAATCCCCAACCACTTTTTACATTATGGTGTTGGAAAAATCTCAATACATTATCTAGTAGAGAAGAATGGATGAATTGACCCATACCTTCGTTGAAATTGGTTACACTATATGATTTACTCAGGTCTTGATGTAAAATCCTATGTGTAGAATCTGAACCAGCAATAGTTGATAACTGAAACAATTTTAGGTTGTTCTTTGTTGCAATCTCAATTGCACGATTTACACTTCGAATATCTGTAACAAGGTCATCATCCCAAAATCCAATATAATCATAATCTGTGTAATCAAATGTTTCAAGGAAGTGTTTAACAAGTTCCCACTTATAACCATTGTCTCTAATCAGTATGTCATATGTTCCAAGGTCTGGTTGAAAATCATTGTAAGTGTATGCAATAACTTCATAATTTCTTGTCGGCTTTGTTACACGCCAATGATTGTCTTTATCATAGGCATCATGGTATGCAATAGGAATACCAACAGGACAGAAAATTATATTACGCATATTTTTTCTCAATCAATTCTTTCAATTCAGGCACTCTATCATATTGGTGAACAATTGCAAAAGGTGTACCGTCACTTGTACATACAGTATTATACACTATTATTGGAGATTTTTCAACTAGCCTAGAACCATATTTGCCTGCAATTTGTGGGCCTGTTGTGCCTAACTGTGCAGCCCAACCTTCTTCTGACATTGTTTTTCTTGCAACGTCATGGTATGTTTGCATACCCAACAGAATGTTCCATGCCGCTTGGTCAGGTCCACCGCCACCTTCAATGTGATGTGATGTGCCTTGGCATAACATATAGATGTTTAGAAACACATCAAGCATTGTATCAAACTCACCAGAGATAACACCTGCATTGAAAATTAAATTGTCCTTGTATGCATCATGTATCAATGGACCAAATGACTTCATTAAATTGTTTGTACCCCAATCTTCATCTTTGTAGTACATGGATTCACAGGCAGCATTAATCTTCTTGTCGCCAAGATTGTTTTCTAACCAAGTGGATGGGTTTGATTGAAACACAACATCTTTTACATCTGTAGTAATGATGTAACGATATTGGCCTTTGAATTGTTTGAGTAGGTACCAAAGGTGTAAGAACCTTTCGACCATGATTGAGAAGTCTTGTTTATATTCTAACCGTTTTGCTTCATCATTTCTTTTAAAAGCAAAAACGGTATAACCACGCTTGGTTAATTCATCTGCAACATCATAACCAATATTGTAACAAATCATGGCTTTAGTACCAGTAAAGCCAGACCTATCTAACGAATTAACCCAAGGCGCAATTTTGTCAAAACTGTAGCCAGTGATAAAGCCAATCACCATATCTTTCATAACAAACTCCAATAATTATTTCTTTTTGTAATCCTTAAATGATTTCAACTTACCTTGACCAGGAGTATCATTCATATAATTCTTAACTAACGTATCAGTACCATCATTTCCTGCACCAGATGGTGGAAGAATATCTGGTTTAATTTCTTCATACACACTCTTATGTAGTTTAACACCAGTAACGTGTTGAACTAACTTCCATGCTTCTTTATGTTTCTTGTTCTTTACATGGTCGTTGAACTGTTTCTTTTGTTGTTCATTTGCCTTTTGTTTGAACTTAACTAATTCCATAATACCGATATTACCGGCATATGAGGCTTCTTTTAAAATTTTTCGGTTAGAAACCACTCTGATAACAGCTTCACTCATATTATCCTCGTGTCAATGCTAAAATCTTTTGCATTTGTGTTTCAAGGATTGGTCCACGGTTTGGCCAATGAATGTATGGTTGATTTGAAGTCTTATAAAGATTCGTTAGAAAAGGCATAATCAACTTCTCTACTTGGGCCAATCTTTGTTTATATTCTTCCGCAGTTTCTTCTTTCTCGGCTATAACAGCTTGATACTCAGCTTCATTGACAGCAGAGAAACCAAAGTCATTATCACCATACTCAGCAAGAATTTTATTTAAATCATATGCCATTATTTGTCCCACGCTTTCTGTGCATTAAAGTTTGCATGTGCAAATTCTAGTCGGTCAACCAACTTAACTGCATTGCCTTTTAATTTATCTACTGCTACGAATCCTTCTGGATTAGTAATCTTGAAACCATCATCTGTTCTTAGAAAAGTACCAGTAACTTGTTTCATTTGTTGTAGTTTTTTGATAATCATATTTTTTGCATCAACAATATCATTCTGAATTTGAAAAATCTTTTCCAGTTCAAAAGCATTGTTACGATAGAAACGCATCAATTCATTCTTTTCGAATTGTCGTTTCTGTTTTGTTTCTTCTTTTTTGGCAGCAATGATTTCTTTGTTCAATCGTTCTTCAACCCAACGAATCAAATCTCTTGTGTGTTGATTCACATTACGTATTGGTTCACCTGCACGTACTTTGGTGTTGTTGAAGGTCTTAATCTGTAACTGAATCATCTCTGTGGTTGCAATACGATTCAATGTCATAGAATTGACTGTTCTAAACATACCACCCGCACGAGACAGAACGGAAGTAATCTGTTTTGTTTCTTCTTGTGTAAAGGTTGCAGTACCAGAAGCATCAACAAAGTATGCATCACGGAACCAAACATCTTTAGTGGTAGTCAAATTCTTAATGTCGATATTAAATGAAGACTTCATATCTGCCATTGTTTTGCCGGTGTATGAAGTATGAAACACAATACCGAGTTGAGCCGCCAACATAGATGTGGCTAATTTAGAATCAGAAGGCACAGCATAGACAATTGTGTTTGGTTGAAAAATGATGTATTTGGTTCCATCAATTGTTTCTTCTTCAATATCACCTTTACTAAACATCATATCGCCTTGCAATACACCTTTAATGCCTAGTTTTGGTAAGTATCTCAATGCCACTTTCAGTTTAGCATTAAGTCCTTCACCTGGATGGTTTCTATCAATGTCATCATCTGTATAATTTAATTTTGCATTTGCGTTGAAGACACCTTTAGTACCAACAAAGAATTTACCATTCTCTGGATTAATACCACAGAAAACAGCAGGTGCACCATCCCATTTTGTTGTTACGTTTACTTTACTTGAAGAATGTCCTGCCAACATATCTCGGAGAGATTGTAGGAAATTGATTGCATCACGAGTACCGGATACACCACGGTTAAGAACTTCATCTTCGATGTGTTCTAGATGAAGGTTCTTACCTTCTTTTGCTTCGGTTATAAATTCTGTGAATTTCATTTTAACTATACTTTATGAAAATGCTACTGTTTTTTGTTGCTGATGATGCATATTCATATATGTATTTACACAAGGCATCCATCTTTTTTTCTTTGATAACTGTATACACTAAGTCGATACCAATATACTTTGACATCCACCAAGTCTTATCTTTTCTTTGTCCTGCTTTTGCTTGAACGATTAATGTTTCTAATTTCTCTTTTGAACCAGATAATTCCTTAAACATCATTGCAAACTTTTTGAAATCAGCTTCAGATGGTTTCTCAATAGGTGTTTGATTTGGTAAAGTCAACTTTGCTTTGGCAACACCAGCATCTATCGCACCTTCGAAAATAACACCGCCGCCGATTTTACCGCCTGCAGCCGCTTTACCTTTAATCTCACCTTGCCATGAAGATGGAACTGGACGACTAGAGAAGTTTCGCAATTGAACTTCACCAGGATTACCTTCAGATTTGTATTGAATGTAAATGTCTTTTGAGTCCGTCATAGTCATACCAAGTTTCACACCTGTGAATTCAGCAACAAGAGGTTTACCATTGTTGAAGAACTTAGAATGTGGAGTATCTTTTGGCCCAATCTTCTTTAATGAAATACCAATCATGTTGGTGTATGCAAACTCATCATACACATAACGATTATATTCTGTTAATGTATCGAAATCTTTTCTGAGTTTGAAGTCTTTTTTAATCATCCAAATATCAGCAGGATTCCACTTATCATCACCAGTAATACCACTACCTTTTTTGAACTTGCGCCAGTTGTCGTAAATATCATTTACTAATTTACCACCACGATAAAATTTGAATTTCTTTCCAGTGTTTGCGCCAGGAACTTCTTCAAAAATTAGATTAGCAGTCAATACGACACTTCTAAACCAGTTCTCATCAAGGCCTTTCATACATTGTGCCAAGGTTCTGTCACAATCAGCGTCAGAAATTGTTTTATCTGTTATCTGAGCAACGTCAATTAAATCTTTACCTAGATGTTGGCGTGTAGCACAAGCATAAGCCTGTAGACTTTCCGCTAATGCAGTAACTTCTGCGCCGGCACCTGATATTTTACCTTCTGTATCAATGTTAACTTTTGATGGGATTTTCATGTTCATACCTAGAGTTTGTTTAACTAGGTATTTATCCTATCTTGGTTACCTGATAATGTCAAGCACTTTATCGCCAGTCCAAACTTCTTGTTCAGTACGGATTCGACCCTCTGTATTCAAAGTATCGAATCGGTTGATGGCCTTCTTGCGCCACCACTCAATAATGTTGGATAGGTTATGTTTCTCATAGTTCTCACCTGGCACCAGTTTTGTAGCCTTTCCGTTTACAAAATCAACCATGTTTTTGAAACCATAATCAGAGATAAAGTATCGTTTCTGTTCGTTCAGGTTCTTGGCGTTCTCAATTGTCTGTGCAAACTTAGCACCCTCTGGTGTGCCTTTGAGTGTTGTTTTAATGATACTAACCATTGCATTTGAGATTTTCAACTTACGTGACGATGCACCTTCTGGTGCCAATGGTTCACCAAGAATATTCTCCATGTAATCCTTGAGGTTGGTGTAAGTATCACCATGCAACATTGGTAAGAAGTCACTATCAGTCAGGCCTTTGAAACGAATCAGAGGTTTCATACCATCATATTGTGACACAGCCTTAGAACTACCATACAAACTGGTTGTCTCAAACAGGCAAGTTGTCATGCCATACTTTTCATCCAACATTTTACGGACTTCGTGTGTGGTACAGATTGCAGCCAGTAATTTACCACCAAGATAATTGAAACCAAATGGTTGTGCAGGTACAATAACAAAACCCATTACTGCACATTGATTGAATCTCTGAGCACCACCCTCATGTTGTGTGAATACTTGACCCAACATTTCATTACGAGGTTTACAATTGATAACAGGTGAACCAAGACGAATGAAACCACACCACTTGTTGGTTTTCTTTTCTAAGATAGCAAGACGCAAACATCTACCAGGAATACTGGTCATATTTGAGTGACTTGAAATCATATTCAAGTATGTGTCCCATCGGTCTTGTGGCAGTTCAACGAGTTCAAACTCCATGTCAGCAGGTGACATAGTGAAATCAGAAAACAAATCTTCTTCAGGTCCCATGCCGAACAGTACAGGTGACCGTTCTGCCATAGAGGCCAGTTTTTGTTCACGCATGTATTCATCAATACGACCAAACTTATCAAAGTAGTCGGAGAATACTCCTGCACACTTTACTGCTTGTTCATGCGTTAATTTCATACTTTAAGTCCGCCAAAATCTTTTCTGCGTTCACGATTGCCAAATGTATTCAATGGTGGTGTATCGTTAGGTTGACCAGAATCAATAATGCCGTTCTGTGCATCAGGTTCTGCATCATACAATCTCATCTTTGCACGGTCAACACCAAGGACAAATCGTTTGTTCGCACTTGGGTCTGCATAACGATTCTTCAATTGTTTGACCAAGATTTGATTTAGACCTTCTAGTTCTTCATTCGTAATCAAAGCAAACATAAAGTCGGCAGTTGCAGGCAAACCAAACGATTCAGAAGTATCGGTCAATTCAACGTCAGAGTTGGAATAACCACTACGAGTTGTTTGTGTTGCAGAAACAATAGGCACATCCGATTCAACAGCAAGACCACGCAATTCTTCTGCAATAGACTTGATGTATGAATAACTGTTTACGTTAGCGCCTGGTTTGATACGAGCAGAGCAACAAATGTTCAAATAGTCAATGTAGATAATATCTGGTCTGAAATTTTTCTTCAAGGCCAAATCATTCAACAAAGCACGGAAGTGCAAGGCGGATGCACTAGCGGTTGGATATTCTTTGATGATTAACTTACCATGCGTTTTGTTTTGTAGTGTAGAAAACTTACGAATGTAGTCATCTTTACCAATGGTGTGCAGTTCATTCAAATCAATGTTCAATAGATTAGCATCAATACGTTCTGCAATCTTTTCTTCGGCCATTTCCATTGTAATATACAATACATTTTGGCCTTCTGATAGATTTGCGGCTGCACAATGACACATGAACAAGGACTTACCAACACCAGTACCAGCAAGAGCAATGTTCAAAGTCTTGCGAGGCAGACCGCCTTTGGTAATTTTATTGAAATAGTCTAGGTCGAATCGAATACGTGATTCAACTTTATGATAGGACTCATAA